TCTTCTCTTAAGTCTTGAATTTGGTCGGGTGTGAATAGTGAGTTCATTATACGAGCTCCATGTTGTAGTCAGCAAGTAGAATGTCTCTCACTCTTTCTCTATCAAGTGAATCCCCATCACCCCAAGTGCATAGCTCTTCGCTGTCATCACTACATTTTGATAGGTAGTCAGCAGTTGCACCATAGATTTCTGTTCTAGTCAATGGTAAACCTGTATCCTTATCTGACATAGGGTATAGTGGGTCAGGGTCAGTTCTTCCATAGAATGATTCAACATAGTCAACAAAGTCTGTTAACATATCATTGAGTTCAGTTGACGGTGTTCCTAAGTTCATAGTAAAAGGGAAATGAATTTGTCTTATACGGCCATTATAGGGCCTACAGGCCTGCAATACAACAGTCCTTGTGACACTAATATAACTGGCCTACTAAAAGTCTTTAATATAAATGTTTAGTCTATCGTTTGAAAATCTATTGTCTAGTACATCAAATAGTGAAAGTTCATTGTCTTGTACAGCCATGTACTCATCTTCCGTAAGTTCAAAGTCATCAACCTTAACAACGTATTTCATATTAGAAATCCTCCTTTATCTCTTGTATAACGTCAGGAAAATAGTCTTCCCAATAGTCCTTGGCTTCAGCCAAAAAGTCTCGGTCTAACAAATCATCATAATACTTGTCTAAATCATTGGCTACATATTCCATTAAGTCCTCTGTTGACATATTGTCAACTATTCTCTCAACTAATAACTCTTTAAGAGCTGTAATTTGGTCATTTGAAAGATTGTCTTTTTTCTCTTTCATTTCATTGTGTGAGTAGTATTCAAATTGAGTCATTTAATTGTGTGGATTGTAGTAGGTTAACATTAAGAATAGTATGAATATGATAACAAGTATAACAAAGATAGTCATTTTTTTTACCTAACTGACATTATCTATAAAGTTCATGCCGCCAACTCCTCTGGATGAGATACTGGTATCTCTTTTTTAACTATCTCAAATGTATCATTGAAATTCTTAGTTACTGGATTCCAGTACTCAACAGCATAACATACCCACTCATTATTTGGCTCAAAGATATAAGCAAACTCTCCGCAGCAATCATTTGTATGATCTATGTACTCTTTAACATCCTTAGAAATCTTAGGAGCATTGTTATCTAGTTTCTCGCCTCTATCTGTATAGTATTCTGGTCTAGGGTCACGTTTGACATACTCTTGTTTCTCAAAGTCATACTCATTATCAGAATAACAAGATGACATATTGCCACCATCTATCAACTCACTTACTAACTCTCTAGTGTTGTAATGTTCATTGAGTTTAACACCTAGCCACTCAGGATAACCATCCCAATGATGATAGGCTGATAGAATTGTACCATCAGATAGTCTTAGTCCGATTCTTGAATTTGTTGACATAGTAAAAGGGAAATGAATTTGTCTTATATGGCCATTATAAGGCCTGATGGCCTGTAATACAACAGACCTTGTGACACTAATTAAACTGTCACGCTTCGATTGGAAATTCTTGTAGTTTTGCGATAGCAAGGGCTCGTACCATAACCCAAGCTCTCTCGCCACTCATCATATGTTCTTTGCAATGATGCTCAACAGAATCCTCTATCAATTCCATGAGATCAATGGCTTGCATTTGTTCTTTTTTGTTCATGATTAAATAAAATTTAAGGTTAATAGGATAATGGTTATCTCATATAGAGATGACCACCAGCCCAATCTACATTTTTCCAGTTATGTAGAAACTCTCTATCTCTAATTATTCTCATATCAAATCTAACGTGTTTGGCTGGTTTTGACCATCCAGCTGGTTTATAAACCTCGCCTGTTTTTATGTCAATAAATGACTCAACAGTTGTGTCTCTCCATCCAGCCTTACGATTGTAATACTTGTTCTCTTCTTGATACTCTTCAGCAACAACTTTGTAATATCTCTTGCCTTGAGTGAATCGATACCTTCTAAGATTTGCAGTACCATTGTCAATTGCATCTAACTGTTCTTGAGCATAGGATGGATAACTATACTTGTCATCATCTAAGTTTCTTTTCAACATAGAAATGTTGTACTGTTTGTAGTTCTCAGTAAGGGCTGTGCAATAGTCCTCAACATATTTTTTAACTGGAACATGAGTTTCTGTTTCAGATTTGAATGCTGTGTAAGTCATAATAAAAGGGAAATCATTTGTCTTATATGGCCATTATAATGGATGGACAATAAGAATCCACCCATTGTGTGACACTAATTTAACTGTCACAGAGCCCCCTAGAATCGTCTCTAAGGGTCTTTATACTCTATCGTGTAACAATTGATGTAGCAGCCTCTCCTTTATTGAATATTGTATCAACTACTGCCTCAACTTTTCTTGCAGTTGAGATACCAACATTTGAGTAAACTGGAACACACACAAGGCCATAAACCTTATCCGCATTACCTTTTCTGATGACTCTACCGATAGTCTGACTGATACCGATATAGTCCATTGATCTCAAGAATAGTACAGCTTCAAGGCCTTTGACATTGATACCTTCAGATAGAATACTATGATGTAAGACTACAAATTTCTTGTCATCATCCTTACCCCATGCACTTAGAGTATCAAAGAATTCTTCTCTAGTGACTTTCTTACCATCTACTACCGCACCAGTTTTGGCTGTAATAAACATATAAGAATAATCACGCAAGCCCAATTCATCAACAAAGTTAGTCTCTCCAATAAGATTGACTATTTGTTTAGTTGACTTAGCACAGATTAATACCTTACCTATCTTAAGGTTATCAATAGCATCTATCATTTGTTCGCAGTCTCTTTCAGCTACCAACTCATCCTTATGTAAGATTCTTGACTCATAAATCTCAACTTTAGGGGGCAATATGTAACCCTCTTTGACTAACTTAGGAGCTGGAACCTGACATATTACCTTACCAAAAATCTTACTGTCATTCATACCAGCTTTGAATTTAGTGAGTGAATGTTTTGGAGTTGCAGTAAAGAAATAAGATCTAAGTGCATACTTAGAGAAGTGTTTTACAGCATCAATGAAGTTTCTTTGTACCGCATTGTGAGCTTCATCAAAATATATTGTGTCAACATAGATACCTGATTCTTGTATCCTATGTAATGAATGATATGTTGTAAAGATGATCTTACGACCTCTTACTCTATCCCACTCAGCTATTTCTGATGGCTTAGTTGTACTGAAGTGATGAGTCTCTCCACTATGAACATGAAGTACATTAGTGTATTTGTAATGGTCATGAATGACCTCTAGGAATTCAGTTGATAACTGATTAGCCAATAAAATTCTGGGAGCAACTATAACAATGGTTGACCATCCTTTATCATACTCTCTAAGAGTATCATGAATCATACACAATGTTTTACCGCCTCCAGTTGGTACAATGACCTGACCTTTAGACTTCTTAGTCATAACGTCTAAAGTTTTGATTTGATGGGGTCTTAGTTGCATTAAGTTTTTGTGATTATATGGCCATTATAGTCAGAATTTTGACAATATTTAGCCTCTAGTGGCCAGAAATTTAACTGTCACACTCTCTAATTTTCACCAGTTTTTTCATCTTTTTCTCTAATTTCTTTTCTTCTCTCAGCCACTCTTCTCAAAAATTCCTCATCGGGCGTGAACATGACAGGCCCCTCTGCAATCCTCTCCTCTAGTTCATCCAAGAGTGGATCCTTTTCATCGTTTGTACTACTCATTTGCGATTAACCTCTCTGTAATCAAGTTCAGTAGCAATAGCCATTCCTACTGTGTAGAGGGCGTACATGCCGCCGATTAAAATAAAAAGTTCAATCATTTTAAAAAAATTTTGTCAAAAAGTTCGATGCATATTTCCATGCAAAAATACATCGATGCATATGTCAAATCTTATATGCATCAATGTATATAACCTGTGCAGTATTACTTAACTACTTCTGTGTTCGATGTCTCAGGTGCAGCTGGAGGTGTAGACTCTTCTGGTTCTGGTAACTTCACACCGATACCATTGAGATACTCAGCGATACCTTGTAGTTTCACTGCCATTTCTCTCTTACTTCTTACCTGAGCCTCTAATGTATTGATCTCTGCGATAAGTGTCTGTTGTTGTTCTAGAACACTCTGTAAATGTTTTTGTTGTTCGGTCAATTCAGCCATTTGTCAACGTATAGTATTGAATATATTATATATCAT